ACGGCAACAGAATTTTAGTTAAAAACAAGAGAGTTAAGTTTGAGTTAGAACCAATTAGGTGTCACCTATTAGGAACCTTTAACACTCCGACAACACTAAAGGACGATGGCGTGGGGAATGCATTTGCTTCAAAGTGTGTCAGAATGGCAAAAATACTTAAAATGCTTGGTCATTATGTTATCTTTTATGGTGTTGAGGGTTCAGATGTTGAGTGTGATGAGTTTGTCCAAGTGTCAACCAGTGGTATATTGGAAAAAACATACGGTAAGTGGGAGCAAGATAAAGTTTATGGGGTGGGGGTTGGTGATTTGGCCCACATAACATTCAACAAAAACGCCATAGCGGAAATAAATCAAAGAAAAAGGTTTGGCGATTTTTTACTTTGTTGTTTTGGTAGTTACCAAAAGGAAATTGCCGATGCCGTTAAAATACCAGAAACTATTGAGATAGGTATAGGTTACAGCGGTTCATTTGCCAGATTCAGAATCTTTGAGAGTCGGTTCCAAATGAACTGGTCTTATGGAGCAGAAGGAACTGATAACGGCGATTTTTACGATACTGTTATCCCAGGTTACTTCGAAGAGGGTGATTTTGATTATTCCGAAGACAAAGAGGATTATTATCTATATCTTGGCCGGGTAATAAAACGAAAGGGTGTGGCAATAGCTCAACAGGTTTGTGAAAATATTGGGGCAAAATTGATAATTGCTGGGTTTGGATACGGTAAAGAAGAAAATCAGTCTGATTATGAGTTTTTCCAATCAATAATTAAGGCGCCCAATGTCGAATATGTTGGTTTTGCTGGTTTGGAAAAACGTAGAAAATTGATGAGTAAGGCAAGAGCTGTGTTTATGCCAACCACATACCTCGAACCATTTGGTTATGTAGCTTTAGAAGCAGGACTATCGGGAACACCGGTAATTACGACTGATTTTGGGGCTTTCCCAGAAACTATCAAAAATGGTGTAAATGGTTATCGTTGCAAAAATTTTAAGCAATTTGTGTGGGCGGCCAAAAATGTGGATAAGATTAAACCTGCAAGATGTCGCCGTTGGGTTAAAGATAATTATTCTATGGAAAAAGCGGCAAAGATGTATCAAGAATATTTCGAACAGATATTAGGACTTTATGGCAAGGGTTGGTATTCGCTTTGATCTGCTAGAATTGAGTTATGGTTGAATGGCAGACGGCGAATAACACACAATGGATAGTTAAGTTGGTTTCGGCGGTGTGGGATTCTTTAATTTATACTTGGGACTCTATTTTTTCTACTTGGGATGGTATTAGTAAAGATAGTTGGTTCGAAACAAACAATACAGACTGGAATGATATTAGTAATAATGACTGGTATACTGAAAATAATACTAATTGGAAACAAAATAAATAATATGGCTAGTAAAAGAAACTATTTATCTCAATCAGAATTAGCTGAATTTGCTGATATTACAATTACAGATACGACTGAGGCTGATGACAGGATAACCCAAGCAGAAGAGTTGTTAGACTCGTTTGTTGGTTTTCAAAATAAGGCGGTGAGTGAAACATTTGAGGGTATGGCAACTGGTGGTTCAACCACAACTTTAACCCTCGAAACAAGACATCAAAATATCTATCAGCAGGATTATTTTATTTATTGTATGGTTGAAATAATTGGAGGAACTGGTATAGGGCAAAGAAGTAGAATTACAGCCAGCACTTTGGCTGGGGTAATAACTTTTGACACCCTTACCACGGCTCCTGATAGCACATCTATATATAGAATTTGGCAATTGGGTAAGTTTCCCAGACCTCAGGATGAATATTATGACTCGATTCATACGCCATCACGTTACTACCGATCCATTCCTGAGGCCGTTAAGAGAGCTACCGCGGCTCAAGTTGAATATATGATTCAAATGGGTGATGCGTATTTTTCTACCGATAAGGCAGAAATGGAGTCTGAAAGTATTGGTGACTATTCATATGATAAAGATGGAAGTTTGAGTAGTATGATCGCCCCTAAAGCTAAAATGTTGCTACGCGGCATTAAAAATATTAAGGGCGAAATACTTGTATGATTCCCAATGGATTTTTTAACCAGACCATAAGCCTTTATACACGATCAAGCTATGATCGTTATGGAAGAGAGGTTGTTGGTGAGGCGGTAAGCTATAAAGCTAGAGTTCAAGAAAAAACTAAATCAAGACTATTACCAAACGGGCAAGTAATACAGATAGATGCTATCGCCTATGTTCAATCAGACTTAGGTGTATCGACTAATGACAGAATTGATGTTGGGTCGGTAAAATACAAGGTTGTCGGGAAGTCGGCGGCGGTTGATGGTCACGGGAAAACAAATCATATTAAATTAGAATTAACAAAATGGCAACTAACATAACTTTTGATATTAGCGATTTTGAAAAAGGATTGAAGCGCCTAGATGTGGCAATAAAAGGAGCTACTATGAGTGGGATAAATGATGTTGCTGATGAGGTTTTAAGATTGAGTCAAAGAGAAGTGCCACACGACACGGGATTTCTTCAAAATACTGGTAATGTAGAGCCTGCCAAAAGCGACAATAACCCTGAAGCCATTGTTGGTTATCACACCCCATATGCGGCACGACTCCACGAACACCCTGAGTATAATTTCCAGGGCGGTAGAAAGGGCAAGTATCTTGAAGACCCGATTAAAAATAATCTCCGATTTTTTACAGAAATTACGGGAAGGCAGATAGGAGGTGTCCTTAGATGAGTCATTTGATTGATGACATAGCTGATTACCTAGAAGATCAAGAATTTGGAACAGTAGGGACCGATATATACGCTGGTTATTTGCCGGATTATCCCGATTCCTGTATTACTGTTTTGGATACTGGCGGATTGCCCCCAGACCCAGATTTACCAACCAAGGAGCCAACATTTCAAGTATTCATAAGGGATGTAAACTACTCAGACGGCAAGACCGCATTAGATTCTGTTAGGAGCGTTCTACATCAACAGGCTAATATTCAGTTGGTCGATGGTGGTAATTATTTTTATTTTATTTTGGCGATTAGCGAAGGGGGACACGTTGGACGTGACGAGGTTGGTCGAGATCTTTTCTCAATCAATTTTCAATGCCGCACTCGATGATTACCATAAACGAAAAGAACTATCGGGAGTTGCGCTGTCATAGTTGCCGGAAATTTATTTGTTACGAGAATATTGCCGCCGGAATAATTTGCTACCAATGTCCGCGTTGTGGATTTCTTAATGAGTTCAACTTCCGATACTTGAAGACGAGAGAGAATCTATCTAAAATAGAAAACATCATAACTGGAAAGGAGGTGAAAAAAGAAAATGGCTGACATAACAAAGGTCAAAGTCGGTGTTTGTAGTGTGACTTTTAATAGTCTTGACTTAGGCCATACTAAGGGGGGCGTTGAGGTTACTTATGAACCTACATACAAAGAGGTTACTGTTGACGCTTATGGAGAAACCCCGGTAGAAATGTATTTAACCGGTGAAAAATTATCAGCAAAAGTTCCATTGGCAGAATCAACTATAGCCAACCTTCGAAACGCAATGCCGCAGACAACTTTCGCTGGAGCGGCTAACGCCAGAATAACTATCGGTGCTAAAGCCGGTAAGGCGGCAAAGGAAGACTCCGCACAATTGGTGTTGCACCCAGTAGGAGAGGGGACAAAGGCATTTGACGTCGTCTTTTATAAGGCTTATGTCAATTCGGCTATAAATCTAAACTTCAAGATTGATGAAGAAAAGATTGTCGAAGTGACATTTGTAGCACTGCTTGACGAAACTAAGACCGATGGTAACTACCTCGGACTTATTGGTGACTCTACTGCTTAAAACGGATAACCAAACAGAGACCAAAATAGTGTCCGCCGTTTTGTAAAAATGAAAAGTATAACAGTAAAATTAGAAGATAAAGAAGTAATAATAAACCAACTCCCGCTTGGTAAATTTGCTGATGTGATGAGGTCTGTTAAACAGTTGCCGGTTCACTTCAATAGTTTAAGTGGTGTTTCTAACGATGAGGCTCTTGCGAGAATGCCGGTTATAGTTGCAGACTGTCTACCGGAAGTGATTGATATTTTAGCTGTTGCCACAAACCTCAAGAAAGAAGAAATAGCAGAATTATCATTCTACGATGTGGTTAGTTTGGTAATGGCTGTATATGAGGTTAATAAATTCAAGGAAATTTTCGAGAAAATAAAAAAAACATTCGCCCAACCAGTCAAAGCGGAAATCAAGAAGTAGAGTTCGTCTGGTGGGCGGTTGATTTATTAGCATCTGAATATGGGTGGTCTAAACAAGAAATATTAGAAGAGGTTTATTTGGATGAATTGTTAGACCTTCTGGATAATATTAAAAAACGGAAAATTGACTTATTAAAAATCCAACTGGCGATAGTTCAAAATCCTTTCTCTAGCGATCCAAATAAATTATGGAATCTTCTTGAAGAAGAAACAAATTATGAAGAGCAGATGAATGTTGATAAACTCAGCTTTGAGAGATTAAAACAGACCATCGGCAAAGGTAGCGGAATTGTTATAAAATGAAATTATGGCATTTAACGCAGGGGATGTTGTAGCTCATATAAAAGCAGATACTTCTGATTTTCAAAGAGGGATTAGTAGTGTAAGCGATAAGGCTAGTGGATTAACCGGAGTTGCCACCAAACTAGGTGCTGTTCTGGCCGGTGCTTTTGCGGTTGCTAAGATTGTCGATTTTGGTAAAGAAATGTT